CAAATCAGCGTTTGCTGATGCTTTAAGTTTTAACCCTGATGCTATGTTTTTTGCTGTTATCGTTTTTGATGTGCTAATAGTTAGCGCACCCGTAACGTGTACGCCATTTTCTGCGTATACATAATTACAAGGCGAACTCATTAACGAAGTCAGTGCCGAAGTGTTATCTGTTGCGCCATCGCCTTTTGAGCCGAATTGCTCAAAGGATGCTTTGTAAGGATTAACCGCAAGCCAACGCCCTGCACCGCTCACAAGCGTAGGCTTGATAATAGTGCCGCCATTGTCTGTTGCGCTACTTGCACCATCCCAATAAAACGAATTACCGCCACCATCACCGCTTGTATAATAGCCTTTGGTTGTTCTGTATGTGTCGGCAGGGTTGCCAGTAATTAGCCTTAAATCGGCTATGCTGTTTACTTCTCTGCCTACACCTGACGCATAAACAGACGGGGATATATTCTCTAGTTGATTCCCTACTCCCCACCCTAAAAATGACCCGTAATCGTAAGGCGGTAATTGTAGCGCACCGCCACTTCTTGCGCACTCAATGGGGGATTGTTGAATAGACCGCGCCAAAACTTCCTGCATTAACGCTTGTCGTCTGTCTAAGTCTCTGTTTACTGTCGTACCCAAGAATGGCCCACGCTCTGTATAAACCTCGTTTCGTGCTGTGCCAACATCGCGCAAAATAGCAACCTCGACACCGTTGGCAGGGGCAGACGAAAAAACAACGTCACCGTCAGTGTCACGCATGGTTATGGTATAACCCGAAGCCTGTATAACACCGTTTAAATAAACGTCTATGTCACCCGATAAAAAAGCTTTAAATGGGTATGTAAACGTAGTTGTAGCACCGTTTGCCGTATGAATAACAAAGGGATTTTGTGATGATATTGACATAATTTACCACTCTGTATGTATGTTTGCGGTTATCGTACGGCCTATTGGATTAAATGGCCGACCTGTTTGGCTAATAGTTGCCCGTCTAATCTTAACAGGTGTAAGTGATACCGCACCCGATAAGCTGTCTAAATAATCGTCCTTTTGATTCTTGGCGGCAGGGTTAAAGTCCGCCATTTGCTTAATCGCTTCCCCATTATAAACTGATTCATGCGCCCATAAATAGCCACCGCTTAACGGGGCTTCTATGGCTTGCAATATCCTGTTTTCTTTGTTGCCTTTCGCTGTATGCTCAATAACCGCGCACCCTGTACCGTTTAATATTTTGCGTAATTGAGCAGGGACAAAACCGCCAACCCCGTTTGTCTCTACCGTAACCGCGCCTATTCCGTATTTAGAAACAAGGCTCTTAACCATTAGGCATTGTTCGTCAAGCTCACCATACAAAGACGTTGCATTGTGCCAAAACAGATTCCCGTTATCGTCGCTATATAATAGCGTTAATACGCTACCATCGCTGCCTACCTTGCCCAGTGAAACGTCCCAATAAGCTCGACATCCTGATATAAACTTACCATCTATTGTGCATCGTATCGAGTTATTAGCCTCTGTGAATATAGGCTCGCAATTGTATATTTTTAACAAGTCAGGCTTTAACCGCATTTCGTGAATAGGCTTGGCGTGTAGTTGGTATTGACTATCCCATTCGTTAATAATTCGGCACTCCTTGCGCCTGTTGGCCATTTCTTCTGGTGTAAATCGTTCAGGCCATAATGCTTGCCCGTAAAAATCAACAAGGCCGTTTATTGGGTCATAAAATGTTACTTTACCATCATAATAATGATAATCGTCTTTTGTTAGTAACTTGGCGTTTTTGCCAATGCCTGTAAAAATATAAACAGGCTCAAATGACACAAACGCTTCTGTGATGTTGACGCAATTCTCTAACCGTTGCTCATGGTTAAACATCTTCAAAATTAAGCAATCCGCCCCTAACGCCTTTATTTCATCATAGATTGTTTCGTAAGTATGAGGTGTACCAACAAATAGCCGCTTACCATTTGGCACTAGAATGTGGATTTGCTCGCTTAATCTATAGCGTAACTTTTCGCGCAATTCCGCGCTTGTAATGTTTCTTGGCACTTCAATATCATCATTTTGTACTTCGTCCGCCCTTGATGATGTTACGTTTGACAAAATCCCAGCCGCCCTCATTGACGGATTGCGCTCATCTTCTGAATTAGTTGTCCACCATGAATCCACCTCACCACGCAATTTTATTGTTTCGCGTGTGAGTGGGTGGCGGTTTAATATGCTTTTGGTGTCGCGTGATGTTTTACGCGCTGTGCCGTCTTGGTCGCCTTGGTGCAATATCCTGTATTTAGGATTGCAGTAATACCGCCACGCATTATAGACCCCCAAAATAGTAGATTTTGCATGACCACGCGGCATCATCAATAAACCAATACGGCCAAAACTTTGCAAGAAATCGCAAACAATAAAATGGAAGTCGGGAACATCCCACCCGTTCACGACTGCCCACAGAGCATAGAATGTTGCAAAATCAGTGTTTCGTATGGTCACTAGAAATCCTCGCTCTAGCCTTAGCCACAATAGATTCCGCCATCTTCATTTCTGCTGTCGGCTCATCATTGCGGTTTTGATTAACCGTGATTGTGCCACGTTTTACACCAACATAAACACTAAGTTTGCCCATTAGATTAACGGTCGCTGCTGCACTGTCTTTTAAACGTTTAAAGTTGGCCACTGACTCGGTGTCTAATAAATCTATCTTGCCACCTAGCTCAATGATTGCGTTTACTTCGCGCACCGCCAAGTCTAGCAACTCATCTTCTGTTGCCTCTATTTTGTCTAATTGTTTAAGCACAATGGCCTTGCGCCTGTTTTTTTCTGCTAGGTATTGATTGTTTGCTACCATCTTTAATCCTCCCATGCTTTTGATAAATCAGGTGCGCGGCTTGGTAACTTTTCGTTAGGTCGCCAGTAATGCCGTTGTCCAAATTCTTGCCGCGTTTTATTTTCAATGCGTCTCAAATAGCCGGGCGATAAACTTTCTTGCAATGGGTACATTACAAACTGGTCTATCGGCTTACGAGTAAACCACCATAACGCACCTGGTACAGTACTTCGCACCTCATTGGCTATTTTAGCCCCCATGTTTGCATAATTAATTTTAGCGTCAGCAGTGGTTTGCGCCCGTAATGGTGTAAACGCTATTTCTAGAGCTTTGGCTGCTGTGCTGATTGTTGGACCTGCTACATAATCCACAGCGCCACGACCCGACAATGATTCATTAGCAAAAGCCAAGTCACCGAATGGACCTAATCCACCACTACGCAATGCAGCCGCAATCCAAAACCGCCTGTCGTTCATGTCTCGTGGGTCCCTACCTGCCATTAACTGTTGTAACTGAACAACAAACGCCCCCATCATCATCATGCTAGCCGCTAATGCACCCAAATATTTAACACGCTCCACTCCCTCGAACGCTTTGGCGCGTGGCATAAGCTGCAACATTACCGCCATTGGGAATTGCTTAAACTGCATGATAGCATCTACCATCACTCCGCCTGCCGTGTCGCGTCTTGTGCCTAAACGCATCAATGACTTAGTACGCCATGACGGCTCAATAACAGCATTGTGCGACTCACTCGCCACCACACCCAAATAAGATTCTACCGCATCGCGTCTAATCGTGTCCGCTAAATTGCGTACTCTATCAGGTGCTTGCTCGTTGATTATATCTAATGCTTTTTGGCTTTTTACTAAATCCTCATGGCTTTTTGCCTCGTCTATTCTTTTCTGAATATTGGCGCGTTGCTGTGCTAACTCCAACTCTAACGCCTCGAACTTATGCGGCAAGATAGCCTCAAGTTTAGCCTGTGGAATGTCATATATATTTTGCGCGTCTAACATTGAATTGCCGTAATCGGTATCAATTAGCTTTGATTGTTTCCATACTTGAAACGTGTCGTTATCCACACCATAACCATCAAGAATAACCCTATCCGCTTTGCTTATATCCAAATAGTGATTATAGTTCTTAGTCATAAACCCCATAGCACTATTCATCATAAGCCTTGCTGTTTCGCGCCTTGTTGCTGTCATTTTTGGCAACAATGATCCACGCATAACAACATTGGATGCAAAAGCAGACCATCCGTTAGCTTTTAAGTCTGTGACATCGCGCATCATTGCTTGTATATGATAATCGCTAAGCATTCCAAGTTGTTGCAATAACTCACGCTGTCCGTTATCAAAAGGGTTTAAACGCTTAGCTTGGTTAAGTGTCATTTGCAACTGATTACCCTTAAACGCCATAGCCGCCATCCGCATCGTCGCATTATCAGTAAATGAGGATATGGCCGCACCGCCCAACTTAAACCGCATCACATTACCAACAGCTTTCATAAAACGTATAAAGCCATGCTGAGGAACAACGCCATCTAAACTCATAGACCACTCTAGCGCGTGTCTTGCCCTTGCTGCGTCCGCTTCCTCACGCTTAACGCCTGCCCAATCGTTTGCGGCATCTGCGGCTTTATTATTTCTATTTATAAAGAAGTCAAAGGTTTTAATTGGGTCGGGTCCAAAAACCTCCATTAACTTAATCTCTTTGGCCATCATGTGAAAATGTCTATCTAGTGCGCCTGATATAGTCCCCTCGCCATAACGAGAGTTTAAGAATAGCCAGTCATCCACCGACTTAATGTGTATCTGTCGCTCTGCCCGTTGTCGATTAGCTAAAGCCCCTGCTGTGCCTTGTTTGTTTTCTTTTGTTGCGCCATTGGTGGCAATGGTACTAAAAGACTTTCTTAAAAAATCTTTTAGTTGGTCATCAGTAAATGGTGTGCCATCTTTTGCGAAGTAATTGTGCATGGTTCGGTCAATTCTTGGGAAGTAGTCATTGACGATTTGCTCACGTGATGCCGCGTAACGCTGTTTCCGCGTTAATGTTTTTGCATCGGGGTGATGTTGCCATGCGTTTAATACTGAATGCTGCGCCCAATTTTGAGGAAACCAATTTTTTAGCTTTTCGGTTAAACCTCCTGCCGCGTTTCTGCGCTGTCTAAACGCCTCGAATAACTCTTTTGCATCTTTAGCCGCTTGCTTAAACTCAGGCGCAACATCGGCCTTTTCATCAAACACCGCACGAATAAACGCTTCGGCATTTTCTCTATTCTCAAAAGTGCCTGTCTTGTCCGTGCCGATTACTTCAAAGATTTTGGATAGCTTACGCCCTGCATCAGACCTTAACGCCATAGCCGCGCTTTCTACAGACTGTACACCACCAGCTTGGTCTGTAAAATCATATAATAAACGCTGCAATGTTTGATTTTTGCTTGCAAACTTCCCGTGATTTTTATCAATAAAATCCATAACGTATTGCATAGCATTGGCTTGTTGGTACTGCCTATACTCTTTTACTTTTGCGTCCGTTACCTTACGATTTTTAACCGCATTAGCCGCATTGATAACAGACTCAGAATAAGCCGCGCCCGATTTAGCCTGTTCTAAATACTCCCTTGTGAACTCACCGCGCAACAAGTTAGCTTCTTCTTTGGTAATCTTTCGGCCACCTACCGTAGTAGTTAAATCAGCAAAACACTTATCAAACATTACGCACCACCTTTTAACATACACGAGGCAAGATTAATTATAGTATCACCAATATCTTGAGCCTTTGCACGTTCAAGATTAAACTCTTTTTTTATCTCGCCCCATGTTGTTTTTTTGCCAGTTAATGGGTCTAACATAATCGTATCGTCTCGCATTGTCTGCATAAGCAAGTCGGCTTGCTCTGCTGCGTGCGCGTCATCATCGGGTATATTGCGAGGCGTTAAATCATTCTCAACTCTAGGCGGCATAGGTGCGCCATCGTCTGGAATAATAAGCCCTTTGTCTTCTTGAGTTAGCTCCTCATCCCATGCCCTTAGATTGTCTTCTATTTGCTTTGCAACTCTTGGATCTTCGATTACATCAGCACCGCGTCTAATAGTATCAACATTGACAGGGCGTTCTTGCAATAAAGCCTGTTCAGCTTCATCAAGTGCCGCTAAGTGGTCGTCCATATTCTTTGGTTTGCCTGCCGCCATATCTGCACGCGCTAATTGCAAATTACTTAATAATGCAGCATCCACTACATCCGTAGTTAGTCGCTCTTTAGCCGCTAATACAGCCTTAGCATCTTGTTTGTTAATACCCTCGACCAATGAGCGTAAGGGGCTGTCTATCGGCTCGTTAATCGCATTAAGTCTATCTTCAGTGGTTTTGGCTTCAGATAGTTTTTGGCGTATTTCTGACGATTTACCCTCTGCTAGTTTTGCATTTTCATAAGCGTTTTTTTGTTCATTCAATAAGCCTATTTCACTTTTTAACCTTGCTCTATCTATGCCGACTTGCTCAATTTGTTGTGTACGCTCAGCTTGCTCTAGTGCCTCAGCTTGTCGAATGGCTTCACGCGCTTTTAGCTTAGGGTTTTCACGCTGTAACTGTTCGCGGTACTCAAGTACACGGGATTTGTTTACGGGCAATTCTTCCGTAAACTTTAAGGACAACTCATTTTCTAATTCGTCTATCCTTTTTGTTACTTGCTCATATTCAGCACGATTAAAAGGTTTTTTAGCCTGTATCTCCGCTTGTTGTGCAAACTTTGTCTGTATAGCCGTCTCAATTTGAGCATTTGCCCCGTCTAAATCAAACACGGGCGCGTTATCTTGCTCTAGTTGTACTGTTTCTGCCTGTGCTGTTTCACGCGCTTTAGGTGGGTGATAGTCTTTCCATCGGGCAATGCCGCCAAACGCTAAACCTAGAATGACATCGGTAGCCATTGCTCTTGAGTCATTCCAGTGAAGCTGCGCTGCCTCTTGTGTATAGCCGTGATTCTCTAAAATAGTAGATTCACC